GCGGAATATGTGGGTTGTCGGTGATCTTACTCGGTATGTAGCTCCATCGCTCTGGCAGTGTCTGGTCTCGGTAGCGATCGTAGATCACTGACTTCACCCAATTGTTCGCAGGGTTGCACGTAGCAAGGCAAACAATCGGCGGCTTGCCATGTGCTTTGTTCCAACTGCCAATGCGCTCCTGCACCTTGTAGAACGTAAGCTCTTGCAGCTCGTTAACCTCGTCAAGCCCTGCGCCGTTAATCTCAAGTCCTCTGAATCTATTAAGGTCCTTATCATCATCAAAGCTTTCCGCCATGAAGATAAGCTCACTGCCGTTGTTGAACGTCACCACGTTGGTGTCTCTGTTCCAACTCCTTATGTGAGCATTGAGTCCATCGCTCAGCAATCCATTGAAGCTCGGGAACGTAGTACGCTTAAGGTCCGGTAAGCTCTTGCGAATGATTGCCCATCGACTGCCGCCGTAGTGCAATGCAAGGTGACTGATGGTAAGTAGTAGCCAATAGGTCTTGCCGCCTCGAATCGCGCCGCCAAACACTATCACACGCTTCTCCCCGTTTATCGCCTGGTCAAATGCAACTGTCTGTGTCTCGGTCAGCGTGTAGCTCATTCACTCTTTGGCTCGGTGCGAATGATCACCAAGGGCTCAGTGCTTGTGATGTTGGTGTCGGTGGTTTGCTTGGGCTTGCCGTAAGCATAACCAAATACGAAGTCAGCTGCTTTAACATCTCCCTTCTTGGCCTTTGCTTTCATTGCATTTAATATTGCTTCTGCATCGGTTACTCCATCTTTCTCATCGCCCAATGAATTAGCTATTATCGCACTAAGCTCGGGCAGTTCTTTCTTGCGCCCTACGTTTTTCGTATTGCCAGACTTCAACTTTCCGCCGTTTCTACCCTCTCTCATTATACGAGATATTTACGAGATTTCACTTTACAAAGATAGTGTTTTGCTGCGTTTGATTTCGTCCTCTGTCAATTTCAATCTTACAACCTTGTTGTAGATGATAACATCGGCAGTCTTGTAGCCTGCATCGCTGTCGCGCAGTGCTCCAATCAAGTATTCGTTTGGTGCATCCACTTGCAAGTCCTCTGATGCCTGCATTATCTTCTGCATTGCTTTCACCTTGAATGTCACCTCAACATCTTGCACTGATCCGATTGGAGTCAGGTAGCCAGTGAAGGTGTCATCCTGGATGCGCATGTATCCACTTCGCCATCTGTTAGCAGCCATCGACTTTTGTTTTATACTGTTGTAGGTATGCGTACACAAGTCGCTTGATGTCTGCCTTCTTGCTCTTTGGTATGCGCAGTGTCACGTTGCAAGTCTCTTCGCCGTACTTAAACGGCGGACCTGCTCCTGCTCTCTTGCCGCCTCTGCGCTCAATCTTCTGTTCCATTGGCAGCAAAGATAGGAATTAACTTTTGATTGTGCAATTTTAATGTTCTTATCCATTTAGCACAACGGCTCAGGTAGTAGATGTAGACAATGCTCTCGGGGTCTGCATTGACTAAGTGCTGCCTGAAGCTCTCATGCGTGCGCTGTGTTGAATGATATGTCACGCAGCCATCGACAATCTTACCTTCAATCGGATACCACTCGCACATGGTCTTGATTATCTTCTGCTCAGTGGTCAGCTCCATAGTTTGAGTTGATTAGTGTGGTTGCTTATTCTTTTAATAGCCTTATCAAAATATTCCTTATCAAGCTCACATGCAGTCAAGTCAAAGCCGTAGTCATGGCATGCTATTGCAATACTTCCTGAGCCTAAATGCGTGTCAAGTATTTTGTCGCCTTGCTTTGCATATTTGTTAAGTAGCCATTTGTAAAGTGCAACTGGCTTTTGAGTTGGATGTATTCTTGTTTCTTTGTTTTTCATGTCACCTTGCAACATTCCTGCCCATCTGAATTCATATTTTCTAACTGCAGTTTTATGATTTGTCCAAGCAAGTTCGCAATCTGCAAAGTCATTGTCACCGTTTTGCTTATCCCATACAACCCAACTTGAACTATTAGCATTAGGTATATTTTCAACAAAGTGATTAGCTCCCCAAATAATAACATTTTTAGAAACCCTTATAAGCTCAATAAAATAATCTTTTGATGGTGCTGAGCTATCCCAATTTTTTGCAGTGTACATTGTAGGCTTTGTTGCTTTACCTCTTGAGTGATTTTTCGCTCCATCTTCTCCAATCCCATACGGAGGATCAACAATTGCCAAATCAAAATAATTATCTGGATAGCGTGCCATAAGCTCCATGTTGCATTCGTTAGTTATCGTCATGATTGATAATCTTTAAAAATTCTGCTTCACTTCTTACAATGTGGTACTCATGGCCCAGTGATCGGCAAAGCTTCTCAAAGGTAACTTGCTGAGGTGACTGTCTACCGGTCTCTGTCTTCCATTCAATCCAACATGTCTTGCCTTCGGGCTTGAGGTAGCACATGTCAGCAACTCCTGCGATGACTCCCATCGCTTTGTTCATTGCTCCCTTGATGCCGTTGATGGAGTTGTTATTGATTGCAAATATACGTCCTCTTAAGTCTGGGCGTGCGTTCCAAAGGTTTTGGAAGGCTCTCGCTTGGGTTGCAACCTCGCTCATTGCATCATCTGCATCATCTGCATCACCCAGGTTTTCGCACTTTGGAGGTTGCTACATGTGTGTGTGTGTGTGTGCATATATGTGTGTGTGTATATACTTCTGTTAAATATTAATAAAATAGGATGATGCTGATGCAATCCTCTGAAACATTTGTCGCAGTAGCGACTTAGTGCATCACCATGTTTTTTACAAAGCTGATGCAAGATGATGCACTTAATCATAGTTCCTAAAGATGTTGTACATCATAACCAACTGACCACGTGGACCTCTGCGCTCTTTTCTGAATCCAAGTTGTGTAAGGATAGATCCAATGCGCTGAATGTTAAGGTAGGTAAATTTCGTCTCGAGCATGAGGTACTGTTGTAAATCAGTAAGTGACATCCACTCGCCGATTGATGTCTCTGATGAAGGAGAAATCTTTTTATTAATTAAATCATCTTCTGGAGTCGATAGCTTAAACATCTCGGTTGCTTGGTTAAGCTTCATAATATCTTCTTTTAGAATAGTATATTCACATCCTGCTTGAAACATGCAGAATAGCTCGCGCCAAAGTCCAACCTTATCGCATTGGTTGTATAGCTCATGATCAATGTCAAGAATGTGCAAAGGGATCTGCCTGCGGTTTCCTGTTGGATCGTTAAGCAGCTGCGTTTCATTCGATGTGCCACAGAATACTGCGAGCCTTCTTATGTCAAGTGACACTCTGCCGTATGGCTCGCGCACGTTTATAAACTCTTTTGATGTCAGCTCCTTAAGTCGCTTATCTTCCTTCTTGGACTTTCCGCCGTATTCGTCATCAAGGATAAACCACTTTTTGCACATTAGAATTTCATCATCCTTGCCGGCATCCATCTTGGACTCAGCAAATAAGTAGCGCAACTCTTTTGGAAGCAGATAACGAAACCAATGTGTTTTACCAGTGCCCTGCTTTTCGCCGCAGAATATAAGGACCAATGGAGAATGAATGCCATAAGCTGAAGCAACAGCTGATATAAGCCATCGAGTAATATACATATCGTAGTTTGGAGTGTCGGACTTTACACTGCGAATAAGTAGATCAAGGTTCGGATATTTATAGTTAATTGGTTGAAATAAATCCTGCTCAAAGAATTCATGCAAAGGGTTGTACGTTGATATGCGATTGGAAAATAGTATCGATGTTACCAGGTCTTTGCTTGATTCTTTAAACACTGCTTTTGAATCGAGAAATATTGAGTTGATATCACTATCATCAATCGGCTTGCCGTCAAGCTCAATGTTGCGAGTTATTAAGTTCCTGCGCAGATTGTACGTATTAACAAATGCAGCAATGTCGGTGCTTACCGAATCCGATTTAAATTTAATATCCTTGCTTACTATCTGTTCAACTATTTCTTTTGAGTCTTCAGTACTGTATCCTCCTTGTTTTTCAAGTGTCTCGATTATGGCTTCTTTGGATAGCCCTGCGGCCTTTTGTGATGTTGCATATCGAGCAATTGCTTTGGTGTGCTCTGAATAAACATCGATGCCGTTCTGCTTGGCATGGAAGTATATTGTGCCGATGCTTGACTTCTTTGCCTTTGTCTCGTTGTGATTCTTAAGGCAAGCATCGAACTGGCTATCGCAGTCGAGTGAGTTGTACTTCGAGCTGTGCGATGATAGGGTGTGGAAGTGGTTGCGGCCTTGCTCTTGCAACTCAGAAACGAGGGCATAGCAGATGCGCACCCAATCGGAGTAGTCTTCGCATAGGTTGAGCCCTTTGTCATCCATCTGCTTGATCATAGCATCGAAGTCAGTTTTTATAAACATAACCTTTGGATGCTTGGGCTCTTTCTTTTTTGGAAGGTACTTCTTGAATGTTGCTGACTTGGTGTTGAGCAGCAAGAAAGGATCGTAAGAAACAAAGCGAGCTCGAGATACATCCTTGCCGGACTGATCTACAATAAGTTGGTACTCGTTGTATAGGTATGCAGCGATTCCGTTAAAGGCATCGAGGTGGCGAGTGCCATCAATCTTGATGATAAGGCACAGGCCATTGCCGCTGATGGAAATGAATGCCGAATATAAATAAGGGTTAGTACCTATGCGCTCCTTGACTGCGGCAGGATCATCGAGGTTGTCGATGTCAATGGCTATGAATCCAGAGTGCTTGCGCAGGCAATCGACCTTGCGCTCCGAGAATGAGCCGCTTGGTGTTACCAGTGGAGCGGTCTTCTTCTTGAGGTCTTTTATTTCTTTTGTTGGAGCATTGCGCACTTCGAGTGCGATGTCCTGCCATCTACCAGATTGGACTCCTTCGAGAAAGCTGTCAATTTCAATGTCAATGTCTTGTTTGTCATGTACGTTCTATAAGATGAGATCAGCATTATATATTGTTTTTAGGGTTGTTTTTAATTTTTCATCAGCGAGGTTGATGTGGAAGCGATTGTATTTTCTATTTTTTTCCTTACACCAGAGCCTCGCAATTTCGTCATTCTTTTTTTTAATGTAGAGGTAGTTGTCCGCAT